CAAATTGAACCAGAATTAGGATAAATAAAAGCATTTACAAAAAAGTGTCATAAATAAAACAGGAAAACTCTTGTTAATATGGCAATTAGACGGATTTCAAGAGGATTCAAGGACATAAGCTTGTCTTTTACCCCTCATCCAGTCACAAAAGACCTCACAATTCTTAAAAATGAGAATTCAATTAAGAAGTCTGTAAGAAATTTAGTACAAACTATCCCTACGGAGAGGTTTTTTAACTCTGCAATAGGGTCAGAGGTTCGTGATAGCCTATTTGAGTTTGTAGATTTTGGTACTGCGTCTGTAATTCAGAACCAAATTCAAATTGTACTTGAAAACTTTGAACCCAGAATAGAAAATGTAACAGTTGAGGTACAACCAAAACCAGATACTTACGAATTTGAGGTAACTGTATTCTTTATTATAGTCGGACAGGACTCTCCTACACAAGAATTCACATTCATGCTCGAAGCAACAAGATAAATGCCTTTTACTAAGTTTACAAACCTCGATTTCGATCAAATTAAGACCTCTATCAAGGATTATCTCCGTGCAAACTCTGATTTTACGGATTTTGACTTTGAAGGGTCTAATTTTTCGGTTTTAATTGATACTTTAGCATATAATACGTACATTACGGCGTTTAATTCCAATATGATTGTGAATGAGTCGTTCTTAGACTCTGCAACAGTGCGTGAAAATGTCGTTTCTCTTGCACGAAACATTGGATATGTACCAAGATCAAGGACTGCTGCACAAGCAACGGTCTCTTTTGATGTTACAACTGCTGGAAATACACCAACTCTTACATTAAGAGCTGGAATAACCTGTGTTGGTTCTGCAAATGATACTTCATATGTGTTTTCAATTCCAGAAACAATTACAACAACAACTACTCAGAATGTAAATGCATCTGGTAATATAGTAAGTAGTACTGCATCATTTAATGATATTACAATATATCAAGGAACATACTTATCAAAGAGTTTTACAGTAGATGGGTCATTAGATCAAAGATTTATACTTGAAAATTCGTTTATTGACACCTCAACCATCAAAGTTTATGTAAAAGGTGCTTCTGATACTGGTTTAGGAAGAGAATATAGTAGAGTAGATAATATATTAAACATTAACAATACTTCAGAGACTTATTTAATACAAGAAATCACAGATGAGAGGTATGAATTACTATTTGGTGATGGAGTATTTGGTAAAAAGTTGGAAAACGATTCTGTCATCAGTGTTTCTTATATTGTAACAGATGGAACTGAAGGAAATGGTCCTGCCACTTTTACATATGCAGGGAGCACTGTATCTGCGTCAAATCAAGTTTCCTTACCAACAGTTACGCCAACAGTTACAACCACCTCAGCGGCATCTAATGGGGGTAATATTGAGTCAATTGACTCTATTAAGTATTTTGCACCTAGACTTTATTCATCACAGTACAGAGCAGTTACAGCAAGGGATTACGAGTCTGTAATACAACAAATATATCCAAATACAGAGTCAGTTTCTGTTGTTGGTGGTGAAGAATTAGATCCACCAGAGTTTGGAACAGTTTTTATTACAATCAAACCAAAAAATGGTGAATTTGTGTCTGATTTTGATAAACAAGGAATATTATCCAATTTAAAAGGATATACTCTTGCAGGAATTAATCAAAAAATACTTGATCTTAAATTGCTTTATGTTGAATTAGATTCATATGTTTACTATGATCAATCAAAAGTAACAACTGTATCTGAATTAAAAACAAGTATTACAAATGGTCTTATAACTTATGCTTCATCAACTGATTTAAACAAATTTGGTGGAAGATTTAAGTATAGTAAAATGTTGAACGTAATTGACAATATTGATGATGCAATTACATCAAACATAACAACAGTAAAAATTAGAAGAAATCTTAAAGCACTAACAAACCAATTTGCTCAGTATGAATTATGCTATGGTAATCAATTCCATATTAATCCATCAGGTAGGAATATAAAAAGCACTGGATTTACTATTCAAGGACAAGTTGATACTGTATATTTTACAGATATACCAAATAAACGTGCTGATGGCACTTTAGATGGAAGTGGAAAGGGTGTATTGGCAATTGTAAAGGGTGATACTGAATTTTCTGGTTCTTTAGTTGTTGCTTCTGCTGGAATTGTTGATTATATGAAAGGTGAAGTTATTATATCAACTGTAAATATTACTTCTACACAAAGAGATAATAATATTGTTGAAATACAAGCGTTTCCTGAGTCTAATGATGTAATTGGATTAAAAGACCTATATTTAAGTTTTGCAGTTGGAGACAGCACTATAAATATGGTTAAGGACACAATTACTTCTGGTGAACAGATATCTGGTGTCGGATATAAGATTACATCAAGTTATGCAAATGGAGCACTGGTAAGGGGATAATATGATAACCACTGGAATTGATAAAAGAGTCAAAGTCCAACAGATAATTGAAAATCAAGTACCTGAGTTTTTAATATCTGAAAGTCCAAAGGCAGTCGATTTTTTAAAGCAATACTATATTTCTCAGGAATATCAAGGAGGTCCAATTGACCTTACTGATAACCTTGATCAGTACATAAAATTAGATAATTTAACTCCTGAAGTTATTGTAGGAGAAACAAAGTTAATAAGTGGTATTACAACTACTTCAACAACTGTAAATGTCAGTAGTACAAAGGGTTTTCCAAAAGAATTTGGTCTTTTTAAGATTGAAGATGAAGTTATAACATATACTGGTATTACTACTAATAGTTTTACTGGTTGTATTCGTGGTTTTAGTGGTATAACAACTTATCATGCAGATAATAATCCATCAGAATTAGTATTTTCAGACACAATAGCAACAAATCATGAAAATGATGCAACTGTTGTAAATTTAAGTGCACTTTTTCTTAAAGAATTTTATAAAAAGACTAAAAAGTCACTTACACCTGGTTTAGAAAATGTAAATTTTGTCAATAACCTTGACGTAAGTAATTTTATTAAAAATTCAAAGTCATTATATCAATCAAAAGGTACAGAAGAGTCATTTAGAATATTATTTAATATTTTATACAATGAAACTCCTAAAATTTTAGATTTAGAAGAATATTTGATAAAACCATCAACAGCAGAGTTTATAAGAAGAGAAGTAATTCTCGCTGAAGCACTTTCTGGAAATCCAATTCATTTGGTTGGTCAAACAATTATAAAATCAACTGATAGTGCAACAAGAGCGTCAATATCCGAAGTTGAACCATTAACAAGGAAAGGAAAGGTATATTATAAAATTGGTTTATTTGTTGGATTTAATGATGTTGATTTAATTGAAGGTACATTTAATGTAAGTCCTAAAACAAAGGTAATTGGTAATGTTTCTGTAGGATCATCTGTTATAACAGTTGATTCTACTGTTGGATTTGGTGCGACTGGAACATTAGTATCTGGAATTAGTACAAATATCTATTATAGTGATAAATCAGTCAATCAATTTTTTGGATGTCAGAATATTGTAGGTGTTATAACTTCAACTAATGATATTAGATCAAAAGAATTTTATTATGGATATGAAAATGGAGATTTAACTAAAAAAGTTGAACTAAGATTAACTGGAGTACTATCTAAATTTGTTCCAACATCAGATATTCGATTACTAACACAAGGTGAAAATATAACAGTTAGAAATGTTGGTGAAAAAATACTTAATCCATTACAAGATAAAACAAAGAAAGAAATATTTGCTAATTCATGGATTTATAACACATCTTCAAGATTTACAGTTAAAAATATATCTGGTGCTAATATTATCTTATTTACAAGAGATATTGATAAATCAAGTTTAAAAGTTGGTGATAATATTGAAGTATTATTCAGAAATGAAGAGGAAGTAGTTGCAACTGGTACAGTTGGTAATATTGATAAAGATACATCTACTATTTCAATAAACAATTTAACATTATTATCAAATATTACATCATTACCAGATCCAAATCGTGATTATGATTTGAGAAGAGTTATTAATCGTGCATCAAGTACAAAAACTGACATGGATTTTGGTCAAAATATTTTAACATCAGATGTAACCAATGTTTATAATGATATGGATGAAGACTTTTATGTTGCATCCAATTCTCTTCCATCGTATCAAATAACAACAGAATTACCAAAATCTATCATACCAGAAGCTGTTGCTGGCAATGAATTACCAAATTCTGGTTATAATCCTAATACTTTGAAATATAGCATTATATCTTTTCCAAATCCAGTTCCATTTATAACTGGTGATGAGATTTTTTATACTGCACAAGGTACAGTTTTACCAAATTTGCCAGAAGGTTCTTATTTTGTTGAAGTTTTATCAAACACAAACCAGATAAGATTATATCGTTCTAGATCATTTATTCCAATAGCAGATTTTGTAGAGTTTGAAGCACTACAACCAGGATCTGGCACACATACTTTTTCTTTAGTTGGAATACTTGAACAAGAGATAGCATCACAAAAATTATTTAAAAAGTTTCCTATTAATCCAAATTTAACAAATTCAACATCTGTTAAGACGACATCAGGGTCAACAGGATTATTAGCCAACGGTGTTGAAATAACAAATTATAAGTCAGAAGATAAGATTTATTTTGGACCATTAGATAGAGCTACATTATTAAATGGTGGAGACAATTATGATGTAATAAATCCACCAGAAATAACATTATCAAAACCAGGTGTTGGAAATACGACTGCCTTAATTAGACCCGTGATTTCTGGTAGTATACAAGATGTCCAAGTTGATCCACAGAAATTTGGTATTAATAGAGTAATAACTGCAACTATTGAAGGTGGTAATGGTGATGGTGCTATACTAGAACCAGTTTTATTTGATAGAAAAAGAGAAATAAGTTTTGATGCTAGATTGATGTCAGACTCTGGGGGTGTAGATAATGTAAATGAAACTATAACCTTCCAAGATAGTCATAATATAATAGACGGACAACCACTTGTATATGATCGAAATGATAATCCTCCTTTAGGTATAGGTTCGTTTACTGGATCAGATGCAGGAACATCTATTGTTGGTGTAGGAACTACAACCCTTGTAAACACTGCCACATACTATCCAGAAGTTATAAATCCAAGCACAATAAAATTATATCAAACTCTTGGTGATTTAAATGCAGGTATAAACACTGTTGGATTTACAACTACTAATAAAATAGGCGTACATAAATTTAAGTTATATTATGATGAAAAAACTTTACATGATATACAAGTAATAGATGGTGGAAGTGGATATGAAAATAGACAGGTATTCGTAAAACCAACAGGAATTAATACAGTAACTAATACTATTCATTTTGATGATCATGGATTTAATAATGGTGATAAGATTGTTTATGCAACTGCTGTTGGTATAGGATCAACATTACCAACTACAATTTCTGGATTATCTACAGCAACTGGCATCACTACTACCACTAATTTTTATAAAGTATTAAAAGTAAATGATGATGCATTTAGACTTACAAATGCTGGTCTTGGTGGAACTATAACAACAGAATTTGAAAGAAAGGATTATATTAAGTTTTCAGATCAGGGAACAGGTTTCCAAGTATTTAAATATCCAGATATTATTCTAAATTTAAAATACGAATTAGCACATACAGGTGTAGGAATAATTACTGCAACACCTGTTGTTAGAGGACCTATTAATGATGTATTAATATATGAAAAGGGATCTGGTTATGGTTCTGATATATTAAATCTTGAAAAATCCGTAGATATAAAAGTTAAAACTGGTAAAGATGCTGAACTAAAACCGATTGTAACAGACGGTAAGATTACTTTCGTTGAAATACAAACGAAGGGTAGAGAATACTCCTCTGCACCCGATTTAGAGGTAGTAGGAATAGGAACTGGACTTGGTGCAAAGTTAAGAGCTGTTGTAAGAGGTGGTAGAATTGAAGAGGTAATTATTTTAGAGGGTGGTTTACAATACCAACAAGATAAAACGGAAATTAAAGTTGTTCCACCAGGAAGTGGAGCAAAAATTGATGTAAGTGTTAGACCATTAACTCTAAACAAATTTGAAAGATACGGAAGTGAGGCATTACTTGAAACAAATAATAAACTTCAATATTCTATGGTTGGTTATTCCACTCAAATTGGAGAAAATACTTTCGGTGACGATGGTTCAGGTCATTCACCATTAATTGGTTGGGCATATGATGGAAATCCAATATATGGACCATATGGATATAGTGATTCAACAGATGATAATTCTCCTGTTAAAATATTGACTTCTGGATATATTTTAGATCCAAATAGTGTTGTTAATAGACCAAACCAATTTAGTAATGGATTTTTTATTGAAGATTACAGATTTACTAATGCAGGAGATTTAGATCAACATAATGGTAGATATGGAAGAACACCAGAATTTCCTAATGGAACATATGCATATTTTGTGGGTATTAATTCAAATTCACAATTACCAGTTTTTCCATATTTTATTGGTGATACTTATCGAACAAACCCATCAACCGAAAATTTTAATATAAATCAATCAACATTTAATTTTAATGATTCTAATTTAATACGTAATAGTTATCCATATAAAGTTTCTGACGCATTTGCAGATAATGATTTTATTATTGAATCTAATGAAATAACACAACAATCAACTATTGTAGAATCTACTACAGCTGGATTTATAGATTCAATCCAAATTATTAATGCTGGAGATAATTATAAAGTTGGTGATTCTGCAATATTTGATAATACAAATACAAATGGTGGTGGTCTAAGTGTATCTGTTAGAAGTATATCTGGTAAAAAGATTGAATCAATCAATACTACTGTTGACACTTACAACGCAACTTTTGTTTGGAGAGATCCATCTACTGTATCAGCATATATTTCAACTGCTCCTAGTTTAAATGCACATGATAATGTCGTTATATCTGGTTTAAGTACAACAGCAATTAAAGGATTATCTGGAACACATAAAATTGGTATTGATACAGCTCAGACAGTTTTATATCAAGAAGTTCCAAGTTCAGCAACAACTGGTATTGTAACTGATATCTATGTTGCAAATATACCAGAAAATATTTCTATTGGTAGTAGTATTGGTATAGGAACAGAAAAATTACTTGTTTTAAATACATTTAATCAAAATAATGTACTAAGAGTTCAAAGAGGTTTATCAAGTGGTATACATTCTGTATCAACACCAGTTTCTCTCATACCTAATTTCTTTAATATTCCACTTCAAACTAAGGTATTTGATTCAAAATTAAATGATCAGGTATATTTTAATCCACATGAATCTATTGGTGTAGGTACAGCTGTTGGTTTAGGATCAACTGCAACTTCAACATTAGGTGATTTAGTAAGTGTAGTTTCAACTCCAACTCATAGTATAAGACTACCAAATCATCCATTTAAAACAAATCAAAGAGTAACATTAACAAAACCAGGTAAATTTAAAGGTCAAGTAGGATATGCATTAACAGTTTCTAAAGATGATGGAGTAACAACATTTAATATACCAGAAACAGGAAATAGTCAGGATGTATATGTCATCAGAAAATCTAAAGATTACATTGGTATTGTAACTCAGGTTGGATTAACAACTACTTCTGATGGATTGGCATTTGTAGGTGGTACACCTGCTAAAGTTGGAAATGGTAGTTTTGAATATCTATTTGAGAGTAATTTTGATCAAGTAACTGGAACTTTACAGAGAATTGATGCTGTAGTTTCAGTATCAACTGCACATGGTTTACGTAATACTGATGTCATAAATTTATCTGTTAATCCCAATCAATCAGTTGGAATAGGAACATCAACTCAAATAGATCTTAGATTTGATTCAGATACTCATAATTTATTAGTTAATCCATTTACTGTTGCTTCTAGTGGAGTTACGACTGCATCTAATAACTTTAATTCTACTGCCCATAATTTAAATACTGGTGATAAAGTTCAATATATTTCAACTTCTGTAACAGAAGGTTTGACAAGTCAGGAATCTTATTATGTCTTTAAAGTTGATGATAATAATTTTAAATTAGGTGAAACTTATGATGATGTTAATAGTAATCCAGCTAACATTATTGAATTAACTTCAACTGGTGGTGCTACTGGAAGTAAGCATGAATTTTCTTTAATCAATCCTCCAATACCTGTTTTAAGAGATAATAATTTAGTATTTGGAGTAGGGCATCCATCATTATTAGGATATGAACTCAATATTTACCATGATAAAGACTATAAAAATCAATTTGTATCAGTTGGAAATACAACAAATCTACAAGTTATAGGTGTAGGAACAGTTGGCGTTACATCAACCGCAACAGTAACACTTAGTTATTCTGATAATAATCCTACAAATTTATTCTACAATATTAAAAAATCAGGATTTATAAGTACATCCGACACAGATGTAGTAAATTACAATAAAATACACTATTTAAGTAGTAATTATAGTGGTGAATATTCAATATTTAACGTTCCACCTGTTGTTGGTGCGTCATACACAAGTTTTAGTATTGCTCTCCCAGAAGTACCAGAAAAATTATCATATGCTTCAACTGAAACTAATGTTTTAAAATATTCCACAAAATCACGAAGAGCAAAAGGACCTATTGATAAAATAAGTATTGATTTTGGTGGATTGGGATATGATAGTTTACCATCTTTTGTAAGTGTTGCATCTACACAAGGAACAAATGCTACATTATTACC